GTGGTGGTGGTAGGGGTCGGCGTTTTTGGCGCAGCAGGCGCGTTCCTGACGCTTGTGACAGGCGCGTAAACGGTCGTTTTGACCGTTTCTGGCGGTTTTGGCGCGTCTGGCAGGTTTACGACGAACAGGCCGTAGACGCCTACCATGAGCGCAGTTAGGGCTTTGCCAATGAATGTCATCGTGCTGCCTCCGATGCGTAGTGGTTGCCTGCGACCTTACAGGGTCGCGCCTACGCAGTGGTGAATGCCCTGCCGAACGCCTGTTCGACCAGCAGAGGGTTTTCCGCCAGGTCGCGCGTTATCTCGATGTGCAGCCAGTCGCCGCCCGGTGCGCCATGCACGGTCGGCGTGTTGTATTTGCGCCACGCCTCGAATGCGTGCGGTTTCGGTACGCCTGTGCCTACTCGGTCGCAACGCCAGCCGCGACCGTAGTACGCCGACGCCTTTGCGTCAGGCCAGTAGTCGATCACGAGCTGTATGCCTAGTTGCTGCCAGTTGTCGAGCGCCGCCTGCAGGAACTTGATTGCCTTCGTGCGACCGTCGCTGACGCCCTTGCCGTTCGACTTCATGTAACGCCAAGACAAGTCCATTGCTACGCCGCGCGCGTGGTTGCTGATCGTGCCTGACTGCCCGCGCACGTCGCGCATGACCCAGGTGCCGTTGTTCCACAGTGCGCCGCCTGAGTACGCGCTGGCGCATTCAGCCCAGCGCGTCGTGCCTGGCAGACCGTGTTTGACGACAGGATACGTCGTAACGACGTACGGCCTACTTTGTTGACTTGTCATCTTTAGAGACGAACAGGCACGCAGTCGATTTGTTGCCAAACCGCGTGCTAATCAACGCGAGCAGACCCGACACGACTGGTATGCCCAGGGCAATTAGTTGCATGTCAAGGTTGTACTTGTATGCGACGTACGTGACCAGGCCGATGATTGCGCCTTTTAGTGTCTGATCGGCTGTTTGCAGTTTTGCGTTGTTATCCATTGTTAGGTGCCTCAAATGTTGTGCCGTTCCACGTGTCGCCGATGCCTGCGTACTTGCCGCGTGACGCACCCTCGACCGGGTTGTTGTTGTACGAAGTTTGTACCCATTCGCCGTCAAGTCCGATTGATGCGATGAACGCTTTGCCTGCTGCTTCGTTGGGTGCGTCGTCGTTGCTTACTACGATCACCGTCTGCACGATGCCGTTGTCGACTCTTGCGAAGTGTGCCACGATCAGACCTTAAACCTTACGAAAACGATTCCGCTACCGCCTGCCCCGCCGTTCCGAGTCGCGCCGAACCCCGCACCGCCGCCGCCTGACCCGGTGTTGGCCGCTGCCGCGTTGCCTGCCGCGTTCGATCCTCCGGCTGCACCAACCGATGAGCCACCAGCACCGCCGGTTGTACCGCCGCCGCCGCCACCGCCGCACTTAAACAAGGACGCACCGCCGATGAAAGCAGAGACGTCGAACCCAGCACCACCAGCACCGCCAGTCGTAGTGACCGCAGCACTGCCAACAGCGGCGGCACCGCCGCCACCGCCACCACCAGTAGACAAAGAACTCCCACCGTCAGCGCCAGCAGAACCGCTGATGCTCGGTGCCATTGCCGCTGAGCCAGCATTACGGTTGCCGTCTGTACCAGCACCACCACCGCCCGACCCGCCTAAACTTGACGGGAACGACTCAAACTGAACGTCGTCTCTGCCGCCGCCATTACCGCCACCAGCAACGCTCAACGAACGAGCCGTACTGTTGATTGCTGACGAAGAACCCGAAGTGCTATTTGCGCCACCGCCTCCGATTTGTATGGTCGTGTTCGCATCGAGATACACGGTTGCCTGAGCGATTCCGCCGGCACCGCCACCGCCTCCGGATACGTTGCTGATCCCACGACCGCCGCCCGCCCCGCCGCTACACACCAACACATCAAAAAGCCCAGCAGTAGAAACGGAAAGCACACCTGTCGCCGTGAACTGCAACACTCGGTAAGTCTGACCGCTAATAACAGGGTCGGGCGAGATTGCCGTGCCGCCTGTTGCTACGCCGTAACCTACCCCACCGTAGGGAAAAAAGATAAAGGTTGACGCCGACAAACAAAGCAGCGTGCCGCCTCCGTACTGCGCCAATGCAAGTGACCCGGATGTGCTGACGGTCGTGCCTGCGCCTGCGGTCACTGTGCAGGTGCCTGCGCCTTTGTTCAAAATTTGTACGACCTGCGACGCGGTAAACACGCTGTTCGGCACTGTGACGGTTGTTGCGGTCGCCTTGTTCATGATGACTCGCTCACCAGCGTCGCCAGCAACAAGCGTGTAGCTGTCGGTTTTGTCGTTGATCGTCAATTCGGTAAGCGAATTCATTTGCGCAGCGGTCAAAACTGCGCCCGCTACGAACGGATACGGAACTGTCATAGCACTACCTTAGCCCAAAACATTGTCGGCATCGATGACACCGTACACCGGGTCGTCAAGTATTAGGTCGTAAATAATCGTTGTTGGCGCAGTGTAGAACGTGACCGTGTGACCCCGGTTGAATTCAATAACGGCCTGTATGCCCTCGACGCTCAGTTCATTGTCAAGCTCGCTGCCTAGCCCTGGTATTTCTTTGGTAATGCTGATTGTGTCGCCAATGTCAATGGTCGCTACAGCTGTGCGTTGCGCGTCTGTCAGGCTGCCAAAGTACGTCGTGACTGACGTGTAACGCGGCTCAGGATCAGGCTCAAGCAAGTAGGTCGCCAGGTCGTCAATCTCTGACTGCTCGTGCAGCAAACTGTCTGTGATTGACACGGACTGCGTGAAGTATTGGGCAATGCTTGCCGCGTCGCTGTCGGTGGCGTTGTCGCCGTCTAATCCTTGTACATAGGCGCGGTTTACTACGTTGTCGGCGTCAAACTCCACCTGCAAATCCTCGTACTTCGCGCCTATGCCGTCGTCGGTAAAACTGACGACAGGGCCGCTAGGCGTGCTGCCAATGCGCTCTTGGAACGTGATCGTGCCGTCACGCGCCACAAACAGCCGGCCCTGCTCAGCCTGGTTTATCTGCTGCAGGTACAGCAGCGTGTTCGTGCCTTGCGCAACCGTGTAGGCAGCTGCGTGACCCAGGTTGACCGTGCCTGTTGCGATGCTGCTCGTGCCAGTGTAGTCAACCTCCGGCAACGCCAGCACCGTGTTGATGCGTGCGCCTGACGTTTGCGCGGTCACGTTCAGCTCATCGAGCTGCGTCTGTGCGAGCTTGTAGAACTCGTCTGCGCACTGCACGTTGACAAGGTTTGGCCCTGCCATTTGGAACATGTAGTAGTACGACGTAACGATGCCAACGAACAGAAATTCGCCGTCGCGCGACAGACGTATGCCGCGCATCGGCGCTAGCCCTGGCTGCGCGTTTACCGGGTCGTAGTACGGGCTGCTGGTGTCGTACGGCCCAAGTATGCCTGTTTCGTCGCGCATCGTAAACTGCATGACGCCAGCGCCGAACTGGTAGTCGGTTTTTTCGCGACCACGTTTGTAGACAACGCCTGTGACGAATTCTGTTATGTCGGCGTACGTGTTGCCGGTGCCGCCTAACGTGTATTCGGCGTTGTCGAGCACGCCTTTTGTGGCGTCGTCGAGCGTAAACGCGCCCGACTCAAACCCTGTGTCAAGCTCGAGCAGGTAGCTGCCTGACTGTACGACTGACGCAGCCATTACGCAATCTCTAGCTGCAACGGCCCTGATCGTCGGTTGTAGGTGGTGAGCGCGTCAACAATCTTGTCGGCAAGCGTCGCCTCAGCGATTGCGGCGTTGACGACAACTGTGATGCCGCCTGTCATGCCGTCAAGCAGCGCCTCATTGCCTGGCGCAGCGCCAAATCCGCCGCCACCGCCGCCCATAAACCCTTCGTCAATAGGCAGTATGCCGACCATGCCCTCACCTAGCCCGATGCCTGCACCGCCGCCTGCACGACTGCCGCCGCCACCGCCGCCCTTTACAGGTGGCACGACGGCTAGCGGCACGTCAGGCACGACAGGCCGCATCAACGCACGCTCAAGCAGATCAGGGCCGGCTGTCGCGCCGCCGCCTGTGCCTACGGCTGCGCTGCTGCCGCCACCGCCTGCGATGCGTGGCAGCTCAAGCTTTGGAATGAACGGTATCTCGACGCCTGGCAACAGGTTTATGCCTTTGATAATCAGGTTCAGCATGTTGTTAAAGCTGTTTACGATGTTCTCAAACACGCCAATGACAAAGTTGCCCATAGCAATAAACGCTTCTTTGACGCCGCCTGTCGTTTTGACCAGCAACATAAAGCCGGCGACTAGCGCTGCGACAGCAGTGATGACCAGGCCGATTGGGTTGGCTGCCATTGCCAGGTTCAGCAGTAGTTGCGCCGCCGTGATGACTTTTATTGCGGCGTTAGCGGTCAGGATTGCGCCTGCCAACGCGCCGACCGCGATTAGCAGGCCGGTCACAAGGCCGGTGTTTTTTTGTACGAACATTGCGAATTGTTGCAGTTTTGGCAGCAGTCGCTCAAGTATCGGCAGGAACGCTGCGCCGATTGACTCTTTTGTTTCGCTAATCGTGATTGACAGGCGTTTCATCTGGCCTTCGGCGCTGTTGGCTGCAATCGTCGCAGCGCCACCCATTGACGACGACAAGATTTGCATCACCTCGTCGAGCGATGCGCCCTCTTTGATCGTCTCGCGTACTGCCGGCACCAGGTTGCCCAACGCCTTCGTGTTGCCGACAGCTGCCTTGCTCATTGCGTCGGTCACGGTCGCTAGGTCTGTGCCGGTCGCAGCCGACACGTCAAGCGCTGTATTCAGCAACTCTTGGCTGTATTCAAGGTGCCCGGTTGTTTGCACGAGCTGCGCCAGGGCAGGCCGTAGCTCATCGTCGGCTACGGCTGCGCTCATCATCGTCGCCTCAATGAACGCCTCTGCAGCTGTGACGGCAGCCTTGCCTTGCAGCGTGTTTTGCTCGATTGCCTGCGCCAGCAGCAGCTGCGCCTTTTGATCTTCGACTGCCGCCTTTGTCATGTCGGTGATGGCGACCGCGACACCTGCT